AGGTCCCCCCCGCGCGGAAAAAATTTTATTTTTTTTTGGGCGTTTTTATTTTTCCTTTTTTATACACTTTGTCATATTTTGTTTTTATTTTTTTCTATACGCGGATTTTTATAAAAAAGTATGTCTAAATAGTCTAAATTATGATTTTAAAGGGAAAAAAGGTGTTTTAAAAGTTGTCCTGCCCCGTCCAGCCCTGTCTAAATCTTGATTTTTAAGGGTTTTTTAAATTTTCTTCTTCATTGCCGATAAAAAAGCCGTCTGAACTTCCAGACGGCGTTTCTTCAACGGCTTTTCAAGCAAGGCGGATTTCAAGCTGTTTGCCCAGTTGCGCCAAAGCGCGGACGACCGTATCGATTTTGGTTGCATGGTGCAAGCCGGTAATCCGCTGAACCTCTTGCGGCGTGGTTTCCAGACGCCTTGCCAGTTCTGATTTGCTTACGTCCTGCGCCAGCATTTCATTGAGCAGCAATACTTTCGAGTAAACCGACAAGGGCAGCTCGACCAGGCGTTCGCCTTCTTCGGGGGCGGACGGCAAGGGCGCGGGGCGTTGGTCTTCAAAGTAGAAATCCATTGCGGACTGCAACACGTCTTCTGCCATTTCGACCGCTTCGGTCATGTCGTCGCCCTGCGTAATGGCTTCGGGAATATCGCGGAAGGTAACGACATAGCCGCCTTCCTCGGCGGGGGTAAATTTTGCGGGATAGTACATCTCTCAACCTTTCTGCAAGCCCTTGCGGACTTGCCCTTATTTTAAACTGAGCTGTTTTTTGATTCCTTCGACCAAGCCCGTTTTCAGCTCTTTGGACGGGTGGCGGGGCAGATGCGACTGCTTGCCCTTGTAATACAGCTTGATGTGCCGCGTACCGTCTTTGGTTTCAACGCCTTGTGCCATCAGCCATTTTAAAAATTCGCTCTGCTTCATCTCATTGCCTGCTCCTGTTGTTCGGATAGGTGTTATTATAAACAAAAATGTTTAAATAGCAAGTATTTTTTTAAACATTTTTGTGTAAATATACGCAGGGGCAGGGCAAATAAACGGGTCGTCTGAAGCCCGATTCGTCGGGCTTTTTTTATGCCGTCTAAAAATTCCCCTTGACGGCGCGGCGGCATTCGTCTAAAGTTTCATCCGTGGCGTAAGAACCACATCAACAGCGGCAATCACTCCGTTAATGTGATTTTTTTGTGTCTAGAATTTTCTTTCTTGTTGTTTGTTTCGATAGCAGGAAGTTTCTATGACCGCGTGGGCGACGAATACAAGACCCGTTTTCGGGGAATAAGTCCGCCCAACTGTTGATGGGTTCTTAACCACGCGGTCGCCCGCCTCGGGCATTTAAGAAACTTTCAACAGGACTATCAAAATGAACCAAGTTCAAAACATTCAATTTCACGGTCAAACCGTTCCCGTTTTTACCCAAAACAACACCCACTATGTCGCGATGAAACCGATTGTCGAGAACATCGGTTTGGACTGGGGTTCTCAATTTAAAAAAATCAAAACTAACGAAATTTTGAATCAAGGTGTTGTCATGATGACAACACCTTCAGATGGCGGGGAGCAGGAAACCCTCTGTTTACCGCTCGATTATCTTAACGGCTGGCTTTTCGGCGTGGATGCTCAGCGTGTGAAACCGGAAATCCGCGAACGGCTGCTCACTTACCAACGCGAATGCTTCCGCGTATTGAACGACCATTTCAACCGCCCGCGCGAACAGCTTACCGTCCCCGCGATTCCCGATCCGTTCCGCATCAAAGAGGAGGATGCGCGCCATGAGATGCAGAAAATATTCTTCACTATCGAGTCTGCGCTGCATGATAACGGTGTGATGCACCCGGATACGTTCCGCGATTACAGCCACGGGAAAACGGGCAAGCGGGTCATCGGTTTGAACTTCTGGAAAATGTCGCTGGTCATCCGCCGTATCATTGAGGATATTCCGAAAATGGTTATCGACCGCAGCCCTGAAGTGCGCCGCCTGATTGATGAGGCGCGATATGATTTGAACTGCGATGCGCTGCCCGCGCCGGAGGAAAATCAGTCTGCTGCTCCTAAGAAGCCTGCCGATTCAAGCGATGCCCAATGCAGAAAACGCGAGATTGCGGAAAGCCACAAATCCGCTATCGCCCGCCTGTTGACATACGACGGCGATAAATCGGAAATCGGGCTGGCGGAATGCGCGGCGGCAAACGAAATCATCAACCTGTCCAGGGTAGTCAGCGACGCCTATGAAAACTTTATGTTCTCCAATGAAAACCAAAATTTGACGGACGAGGATTTCAAATGTGCGATGCTTGAATTGGCGCGCCTGAAAAATACGGTGATGGAGCTGTCCTGCTGCTGATTTTTTGCTGTCCGATTATGCCGTCTGATGGGTTTCAGACGGCATTTTTGTTATAATATGCGCTTAAAAATTAAAGCCCTGCGGACTCCGACGGGGCTAGGGATGGTCGGTGCGCGAAGAAATCGACTGATAAATGACTATTGATGATTTGCTTGCCCGTTGGGGCTTTTGGCGTTCGGTTCGGGATGATAACGGACTGGGTTATGCAACCAGTGCGGCAAACCGTGCAATGGCAGGCGATGCGAATACGGGCGGAACGCGTCCGTTGCTGCCTTATGGGGTGGACGCGGATTCGGTGTTTTCTGCGGTGGACAGGGTGGTGATGGGTTTGCCGCGCTTCCATCAAGAGGTGCTTAAGGTGCAGTATTCGGGCGGATTCGCTACCCGTAGTGCGAAAGTCAAGGAATGCGGGTGCAGCGGGGCTTCGTTCTACCGCTATCTTTCGGACGCTGAGGCTATGCTGGCTGTGCGTTTGATGGACGGTGAGGTGGGCAGGCTGTTAAGCGGCCGTTAAAAAAGGCTTGCAATCTTGAGACTGGAATGTTTAAATTATGGAAAACTGCGGTTTCGTGCGTTCAGGTGCGATGCCGCTTTTTTTGTTCGTCATTTGTTGAATCCTTATCTGTTATTAAAGGTCGTCTGAATTTCAGACGACCTTTCTTTTTGGAGATGTCATGCCGGCAATTCGTGTCGATGTCAGCAAAATGGTCGCACGCTTGGATGATGTCCAACGCCGACAAGTCCCGTTTGCCGCTAAAAATGCGGTGAACAAACTTGCTGCACAGGCAATCGGCAATCTGCAAGATGAGATGAGGGATTCGTTCTTCAAACCGAAGCCGTGGACGTTGAACAGTCTGTTTGTCAGACAGTATGCAACCAAGGAGGAATTGACCGCCGTGGTCGATTTCAAGGACGGTGCAAAGGATAGAAGCGCGGGCAAATATCTGACGGCGCAAATTTATGGTGGAAGCCGTCGGGCGAAAGGTATTGAGGCGTTTCTGGTTTCGCGGGGATTGATGCCCGCGGGGTATCGGATTGTGCCGTCAGATGCGGTAAGGCTTGACCGTTTCGGCAATATCACGCTGGCTGCGTTTCGGGCAATGGTGCGCGGATTGAACGACGGTACGCATTTCACCCTGCTTAAACGACGCGGCAAACTGTCTCCGGGAATTTACAAACGACAAAAGAGAAAAGTAAAAGCCTTGGTTGTGTATGTGTCAGCGGCACAGTATGAAAAACGTCTCCGGTATTTTGAGGTTGCTGAACAAGCTGTCGTCAGTAATCAGCAGGCAGTCTTTGCCGAAGAACTCGAAAAAGCATTCGCCACAGCCCGATAAGGTACTTCCTGGACTTTCAGCCACGCGGGTAATTCGAGCCGCGATTTCTGTTAAGCGACAGGTTGTCTTAGCTTCCTTCCTTTGGAGTCATGTATTGTGATAGTAAATAAAAAAGAACTTGCCGAAATTATCGGCATATCCGAACGGTCGCTGACTGAATGGCAAAAAGAAGGATTGCCTGTTGCCAGTTATGCCGACAACCGTGGTCAGGCAAATGAATACGATACCGTTGCGGTTATCCGCTGGATGTTTCAGCGGGAACTGGAACGGCTGAACAAGGAAAAGCCGCGCGACCGGCTGGACAGGGTGAAGGCTGAATTGGCTGAACTGGAGCGGGACGAAAAATTAGGACAGCTTGCGCCAGCCGCGATGTTTGAGCGCGCATGGGGCGACCATGTTTTAGCGGCGCGGACGGAATTTTTAACGATGCCCGAGCAGTTGGCGGCTGAACTGACGGCGACGTCGGGCGTGGAAATAGACCCTGACATCATTGCGGCGTACATCAACAGGGCGCTGGAAAAATTATCGAATTACGGAGCAGAAAACGATGGAGATGACAGCCGCAACCATGCAGGCGCGGATGGCTGAAACGGTGGCGCGGGTGTTGCGGCAGGCGTGCCGGAAATGGGCACCGCCGCGCAAAATTAAAACCCGCGACTGGGCGAACAAGTACCGCTATCTTTCCAGCATAGAGGCCGCCCGACCGGGCAAATACGTTTTGGACGTAACACCGTATCTGGCATGGGAAAACAGCCCGCTTGATGCGCTGGACGACCCATCCGTGCAAGTGGTTGTTTGCCAGAAATCGGCGCAAGTGGCGTGGACTTCGGGTGTGCTGGGTAACTTTTTGGGCAAATCCATCGATGCCGAACCCAGTCCGATACTGGTTCTGTTCCCGAAAGAGGGGGCGGCTAAAGAGTACATGGACGAAAAATTCGTTCCGATGGTCGAAGCGACGCCCGCCCTGCGCGAGAAAGTCGATACCCGTATCCGTGCGCAAGGGCAGCGGCAGTTGTTCAAGAAATTCCCCGGCGGTTTTCTGAAGCTGGTGGGCAGTAACAGCCCCGCCAGTGTGAAATCGTCGCCGGTACCGATTGTGTGCGTGGAGGAGCCGGACGACTGTAACCTGAACCTGCGCGGTCAGGGCGACAGTATCAAGCTGGCAAAGGAGCGCACTAAAACCTACCGCCGACCGAAAATCGTATTAGGCGGCACGCCGACTATTGCGGGCGTCTCGACAATCGCCGCCGAAATGGAGTTGTCGGATAAGCGCGTCGGCATGGTGCCATGCCACGAATGCGGCGAAGCCCATGTGTTGAGCTTCGATTACCTTTCCTGCAACGAAGACCCAAACGGCAACCATCCTGTTTTCGGCAAAAAGCTGCCGGAAACGGCGCATTACACCTGCCCGAACTGCGGCGCGGTGTGGAACGACATGCAGAAAAACCGTAATGTGCGTCGCGGTTGGTGGCAGGCGACCGCGCCTTTTCACGGTACGGCAGGTTTTTACCTGAACGAGCTATACAGCCCGTTCCCCGGCAGTGTGTTTTCCGAACTGATGAAAAAATGGTTGACCGCGCAATACGAAGCGGACAACGGCGATATATCGCCGATGATTGCCTTCGTCAATTCGTCCATCGGAATCCCGTTCGAAATGACCAATGACGGCGTGAAGGAAGACGACCTGGCAGAACGCGGCGAAGACTACGCCGAAAATACCGTTCCGCGCGGCGGTCTGATTCTGACTATGGGCGTGGACGTGCAACATGACCGGCTGGCCGTCATCATCCGCGCATGGGGGCGCGGCGAGGAAAGCTGGCTGGTTTGGTGGGGCGAAATCCACGGCAACACGGTGGACGTCAAATCCGACGTGTGGCGCAAACTGGCCGAGATGATTTTTCAGACGGCCTACAAGCACGAAACCGGCGCGGGAATGAAAATCGCGGCGGTATCGATAGACAGTTCGGACGGCAATACCTCCGACGCGGTGTATCACTTTGTGCGCGGCTGTCGCGGCGTGAAAGCGGTGAATGTGATGGCGGTCAAGGGCAGCACCAACCCCGATAAAGAGATTTTCAGTCGGGCGCGGGCGATTGACTTGAAGCACAAAAACACCAAGGCCGACAAATTCGGCGTTCAGGTGTACAGCGTCGGCGTATCGCGGGCGAAGGACTTGCTGATAGACGAGCATGCGCGCATCAATCTGGAAGGAAGCGGGGCAGGGCGGATGCACTTTTACAAAGATGTCCGCACCGACTACTGCGGCCAGTTGTTGAGCGAAGTCAAAGTACCCAGCCGCATGAACAAGCACAAAAAGGTTTGGCAGAAAAAAGTCGGCGTACGAAACGAGGCATTGGACTGCGAAGTCTATGCCCTGCACGCCGCCCGCTCGGTCGGCACGCATACCATGTCGGCGGCAAAATGGGCGTTATACGAAAACGCGCTGTTGCAGTCGGAACTGTTTGCCGAACCGAAACCCGTCGAACAGGTACAGGAAAAAACGAGGGCGGACAGCGGCAGCGGTTTTGCGGCAACCAGACGCCGTAAGGGCGGTAACTTCGTTACCAATTATTGATTTAGGCCGTCTGAATAGATGGCTGTCCAGCCGGTTAAGCGTCAACCGGACGTCAGAAAACGCTTTTCTGCTACATTTCAGATTAGGGCTTGATACGACGTTGCCCGAAGTTAGAGGGTGCGGCCAAGGTTTGCGGCCGCCTTTTAAGTGCAAACCAAGAAAAAGGCCGTCTGAACAGCAGTGAACTGGCCCCCAAATCTTGGACACTCATAAAAGCCTATTATTCAGGCGCTCTGTGCAAGCTGGGCTCTGTATG